TCGATATGGTCGAACACCGCCGCGACATCGCCGCTATAGTTCGGCGCGGCCGCCCCCTGCGGAATCCCGTCGTCATAGGTGTCGTCCATCATGAACCGCACGGTGACGGTACCGCGCCCAAGTTCTCCATAGGCGACCCAGGCCCGCGTCACCCCGGGAACCTCAAGGGCCCAACGCACATAGTCGTCCATGTTGCCGCCATGCGGTGGCTTGCGGATCCGCTCCAAGACTCGCGCCCGCAGGGCGTCGTCGGTCTCCTGATCGGCACCTTCGGCGAGCCCGCCGGCGCCAACGATCGACGACCCGGCCACGCCAGCCAGCGATGTCAGAAACGTCACCTCCGACCCCTGGGCGGCATTGCCGGCCGCCCCGGGCAGGATGGCGGTCACGGTCACATCCGCCGTGCCACCGCCCCCGATCAGGGTGGCCTCGTCCACGCGGTATAGCGCACCGTCCGAGCGTCGCATTTCCGCTCCCGCCGGGACCACCGCCCCCACCTCTCCGGTCACGGTGACCGTCCCGGTCGCGGCCGTCGCCGGTCGCCGCACCACGTCCCAGATATCCGCGTGCCGCTGGAGAAAATCGCTCTCGGCGGTATCGGCGAAGGGCTGTTCGCGGAACCACGCCAGGAACATGTCCTCGGACGCGACCGCGCCCGCCATCACCTCCGCGACCACCGTCAGCGGGCTATGCCGCAAGCGCGCGTCGGCACCCGGCAGGCGCGCCTCGATCGCGGCCCTGGTCTCCTCTCGACGCCCAGCAAGGGTTGGCACCTCGAACGGCATATCAGCTCCACACGTGCTCGAACTTCAAAGCCACCGGCTCGCCGCCGGTGCGATAGGCATCCACCCGGATCTCCAGGGCCCCGATACCGGCCCACCGGGTCGACACGTCAACGCGGCCCGCCACGCCGTCGGTCACGAGAAAGGCCAGGGCCTCGCGGCAATACGCCTCGATGCGGGACCGCACCTCCTCGGTCGCCTTCTCGCGCGCCAGCAACCACAGGCGCGAGCCGATCCAGGCTTCCGGCTCGGCCGCCGCCCCATCGCCCGGATCGAACCACACGCCGCGGCGATCATCGCCGCCGTCCGGCAGCACATCAGCCGCGCCGGCGCGGCGATCGGTGAACAGCGCGACCACGATCGCGGAGACCAGATGGGGGAGCGTGACGCTCGACGGGTCGATGATCCGCCAATCGGCCTCGGTCCCGTCTTTGACGAACACCGCCGGAATCGTAGCGACCATCACGCACCCCCGATCCGGTACCAGGGCCGGCCCGTGGTTGTGTGTCCACATGCCGCCGCATGGCCCGCGCGACAGACCGGGATGCCGCCGACCCGATACCATTCCTCGCCCTCGACCATGGGCGGGGGTGGCGAGTGCGGCGGGTCGCCATGGGCCGCGACCAGATCACCGATGACCACGACCGGCTCGCCCTGGATGCGGTGCCAGGTGTTCACCTGGGTCTGCTGGATACCGCCGGCGCTGTCGAGCGCGTTGACCGCCACGCCCGGCATCACACCGCCTCCTCCGCCGTGCGCCCGGCAGCATAGTCTGGGGTCACCACCCGGATACTGTCGGGGCGCAGCGTCATCGAGGAGTTGCCACAGACCAGGGCGATCTCCTGGCCGGCCCGCACTTCGATCTTGCGGTCGCGCTTGAAGTGGATGCGATGGCCGCCCTCGTCCTGGTCCTCGTCGGTGTAGATCATCACCTCGCCCTGCTCCAAGGCTCGGATCCGATAGCGGCGATCGTCCACCATCAGCACAATGCCGTGGTTCCGGGCCCCACCCGGGAACGCCATGAAGCACTCGGCGCCCGGGTGCGGGTGCGCGGTAAAGCCATAGGGCTGCGGGTGCTCGACGCGATCGATGGTCTCGTCGCGCAGAAGCCCGACCTGAAGCGCCTGCATCTTGGGTTCGTCATAGACCAGACGCAGCACGCCCCGGGCCAGCATCATCATGATCCGGTCGCGCAATCCCCTCAGGCCACCGTCGCTCACGGCCCCACCTCATCGATCGCCAGGACATCCGCCCATTGCACGGCCCCGCTCGCGCCCCCACCCGCGCCCGATGCCTGCGGCTCCGGATCGAAGGCGCCCGGCAACGACAGGCTGAGCGTGGTCGAAGACCCGCGATCGTCGAGCCGGTACACCACCCGACCGACGACCATGGTCCGGTCCAGATGCAGGTAGGGCGCGCGCACCGAGACCTGCTCGCCCGCCCGCCACAAACGTCCGCCGGCCTGGCGCCACCCGGCCACCCGGACGTCGGCGACCGTGCCCCGGCCGGCCCGGCGCCGAACCTCCCAGCGCGCGCGCTGCCGTGCCATCGCCTCGCCGCCGGCCGCCTCGGCGACCAGCAGCCGGGGCCGGTAGCGCGGTACGGCCGGGTCGGATGCCGAGGCCCGAACCTCGGACACGTCGGCGCCGAACGCGTCGTCAAACCCGGTATTCTGGGCTTTGACATGCACCACCGAGAACCGGTTGGCGATCGTGAAGGTCGCCGAGATTTCTTCGATGTTCTCGCCTTCCACAAGCGCACCACCCGCACGGGCGACCCCGGTGCGCCGGATCACCAGAGCGCCGGTCTCATCATCGGTCAGCAACAGCCCGTCGAGCCGCGCCAGACGCTCCAGCAAGGCGAACACCGTCTCGCCCTGCTGAACCTGGACATGCGGGATCACGGCCCCGTCGACATCGACGCGCACCGCCACACCGAACGGGCCGGCCAGCTCGCGCGCGATCGCGCCGATGGTGGACGAGACCCACTGACCGCCGGTCTTGATGACGGAGCAGTCGACCAGATCACAGGTCTTCGACCGGCCGGCGACGGCGATCCCGTGGCTGTCCTTCGTGAGCACCGGGCGGGCGGTGTCGACATAGCCGGTGATGATGGGCTCGCCATCGGCTTCGATCACGCACGCATCCCCGGCGGCGATCTGCCACGGTGTTGCTCCCGGCCCCCATCGGTCGGTCACGTCCAAGCGAAACGACCCGGCGGCTTCCTCCAACCCTCGGGTCACCTCGACCGACGACCACCCGCCATAGATCCGACCGCCAACGCGGAGTGTCACGGCCGGGGTCACCGGCTGACGTGCTCGATTACCGTGGGCAAAAAGCCCGGATGCGGCACCCGGGCCCGGCGATTCAGATCGTCGACGCCGTCGAGAGATCCATGGAGCCGGTGCGACAGGGCGATGGCGGACCGTGGGGCGTTGGTCCGCGCGGTGCGCAGCAAGGGCAGCGATTGCCCGCGCGCCGCAACATCCGCACTCAGGCCACCGGCGAACCCGGCCAAACTCCGGACCACGCCGGCCTCGCAGCGGTCACTCGCCGTCGCCATCTCGGCGTCGATCTGCTCGACCACGCGCAACCGGAAGGTCTCCGCTTCCTGATAGCTCACCAGATCACCCACGATGTCGGCCCCGGCCGTCGCACGGCCGATGGTGCTCAGTGCCGTGCGGTGCATGAGATCGCCGATGGCCGAGACGTTGCGGTTGCGTTGCCGGCGCGTCGGAGTGGTCTCGGCGAGGGCCGGAATGGCGAGCGGGGTCGCGGCGACCGTCAGCATGGCCTCCGCCACCCGCCCCAGAGAGCGTCCCGCGATCGCATCGGTCATCGCGCCGACCAGGGCGGCCGGAATGCCTGTGGCGTCGAGAACGCCGGCCACGGCCGGGACATTGGCAAGGGCCGCCAGAACGGCACCGGGACGCCCGCCAAGCGCGGCGCCGACCACTTGCGCCACCGACTGCAGCGCGCCGCGCGCTTCGACTTCGGCCACGTCCGGCAGCCCCGCCGTTGTGAAGGCCTGGGCGAACGCGGATCCGGACTCGGCGTCCAGGCTGTCCAGGGAAGACCGCAGCACGGCCTGGGAGTCGACCGACGCGGCCGGCTCGCGCAGCACCCCGGCATCGACGAACTCGATGGTGAACTCGCAATAACCACCATCCGCGTCGCGCTCGGTGTAGCGGAACCGCTGGCACTGCACCGAGATCTCGCCGCGGCCGTAGCGGTCCAGGAAGGCGCCCGGGCCGGCCGCCTCAAGCGCTTCGATCAGCCGGTCGCGCTTGGCGAGATAGTCGGCGCCGAGCACGTAGCCGGTGATCTGGAAACGCGGCGTTGCGCGGCCGAGATCCTCGACGGCGCCGACATCGCGCAGCGGGAACTCATGCTCGGCGAGGCGCCGCCCGCCTTGCCCCGACCGTGTCGAGATGTGAAACGGCACGCCGCGAAAGGTCGCCTCCCGCAGGGACTGACGCCAGGTCACCAGCTGCCCCCACCGGCCATGCTGACACCAGTATCAAGCTGGATCCCCGGGCCGCTCTTTTGGGTCCGCGTGGTTGTCCCCGGCGGCACATTGGCGAAGTCGACCTCGACCTTGACCGTCCCGTTGGCACGGTCGCGGCCGGCCATCTCCTGGCGCGCCCGCTCCGCCGCCCGGGCCTCCGCAGCGGCGGCACCGCGGCGCGTCCCGGCGACCCGGCGCGGGATCGAGGGGCGCGAGGACGCGGGCGCTTCGCTGCCCGCATCCTCGCCTTCGTCATCATCGCCGATGCCGATGGCGGAGAGAACCGAGCGGACCGTAGAGCGCAGTTTAGTGAACGGTTCCACAAGCCGATCCAGACGCTCGCGCAGTTTCGGGCCGAACAG